CAGTATCTACACCCCAGAAAACGTTGTGAACTGGAATTACAGGCGGTCAGCTAGTGGTAGGTTCTATCTTGATATGCTGATGGTTGTAGAGGACATAAATGCAGATAGAGCAATCATAAAAATATTTACAGAAGAAACCATAGCAACCTATCAAGTTGAGGAGTATTCAGAAGAATATTCAAAAGGTGAATCTAGACTAATTGAAGAAGTACCAAACCCAATAGGAAAGATACCTGCGGTCAATGTCTATAATTTAAGGGGTGCTAAAAGACCAATAGGTATTAGTGACCTTGCTGATGTTGCATTTCTACAACAATCTATCTACAACGATTATTCCGAAAAAGAACAGCTTATCAGATTAGCAAACCATCCAAGCCTTGTAAAAACGCCAAATGTTGAAGCTAGTGCAGGTGCAGGGTCTATTATAGAGATACCAGAAGACTTAGAAGCCAATCTAAAGCCTTACATAATACAGCCAAGCGGTCAGAACCTTGATGGAATAATGAAGTGTATTCAAAACAAAGTAGACGCTATTGATAGGATAACACACATGGGTAGTGTTAGGGCAACAGGTACACAGATAGCTAGTGGCATTGCTCTACAAACAGAATTTCAGTTGTTGAACGCACGATTATCAGAGAAAGCCGATTATCTTGAGAACGCAGAAGAACAGATTTGGGGTTTGTTTGCAATGTGGCAAGATAAACAGTTTGATGGCTCAATAAACTATCCAGACACCTTTGATATTAGAGATTGGGCGAATGACCTACAATTCTTACAAATGGCGAAAGCTAGTGGTATCAAGTCCGAAACATTCAACAAGGAACTAGACAAGCAGATAGCACAGGCGGTCATTGACGATAGTGAAATGATACGAACTATCAATGAAGAAATAGACACTACTAGAACAGTTAGAGGGCAGTTCCAAACCACAGAAGTAGAAGGACAGACAGTTGAAGAAGAAACGTAAACGTAGGCAAGTACCGAAAGATAAAAGAACTGGTATTCCTAAAAAATATCTATCGGGTCTTAAAGGTGCAAAAAGAAGTGCTAGGGCAAGTTTATTGAAACAAGTCAGTGCTTTATATAAAGCAGGTGCGAGAATACCACGTTCATTACTTAGAAGAAGGAACAGGACATAATGGCAGTAAGAAGAAAACCCTTATCAGCAAAGACACTAGCAACACTTAGAGCAAAAGCAAAGAAATCTAAGTTGTTTAGTCTTGGTGACCTCAAGGCTTCTTTTCGTAGGGGTCAAGGTGCTTTTCTTTCCGCAGGGTCAAGACCTAGAATGTCAATGAATCAATGGGCGATGGCTAGAGTAAACAAGCTGATAAGCAGGGGTCGTTCTGGTACATTCGACAAAGACATAATAAGACGAGCATCAAAGAGAAAAAGAAAGTAAATGGCAAAGTATAGAGGTAAAGAAGTAAAGTTAAACAAACCATTTAGATTGTCTACAGCCGAATCTAAGCGAAAAAAGTTTGGTGTGTATGTAAAAAACAAATCTACTGGTAAGATAAATAAAGTTACATTTGGTGCTAGGGGAATGTCTATAAAGAAAAGCATACCTGCAAGGCAAAGGTCATTCTTAGCTAGAATGGGTGGTGTCCTAAAAGAGGTAAAAGGTCAGAAATCTTTATCACCTGCTTTCTGGTCAATCAAGGCTTGGAAAAAAGACTTTCCCCTATAATGTCGAGAATATTAGATAAATTAGCTGACCAACACGAACAGCGTATTATAGATGTACTTTACAGGCTTGAAGAAGACGTAATAAAAGAGGTAACAAGAGCCACAAAAGGTAACCTTGTTTCACAAAGATTAGCGATACAATTACAACCTGCAATTAGAAACCTTGTTGAAACAACATTCCTAAACGAAGCCGATACGATAATAAATGAAGAATATAACAAGATTGCAAAAGAGGTCTTGGATACGTTTGGCGAAATGCCTATACCTAAGAAGTTTAAAAGCCTAACAGAAGTAGACCTAACAACCTTAAACGCTCTCAAAACACAATCCTTCAGTGGATTTGAAGATATAGCAGAACGATTTCTAAAAGTAATAAACGATGAAGTATACCAAAGCACCATAGCGGGTAGACCATTTGAAGACATGGTAAGTAATATTCGTTCACATATAAATGGAGTTTACAAGAGGTCAAACACCGCAGAAATAAATGAACTGGTAGATTTTATTAATGAAAATAAGTTTGATAGTGCAAAAAAAGCACAAGTAGAAGACGCTGTTAGAAAGCTACATACACAATACGCAAGTGACAGGGCGGGTAATAACCTAAGACGTTACGCAAGCCAGATAGCACATGATTCAGTGATGCAATTTCACGGACAATTCACCATAGCAAAAGCCAAAGAAGCGGGTCTAACGCATTTCACCTACACAGGAACATTAGTTAGAGATAGTAGGGAATTTTGTGTGAGTATGTTGAATAAGACACTCACAGAAGAACAAATAAGAGAAATGTGGATTAATCGTTCATGGCAAGGAAAGTCAACTGGTGACCCATTTATAGTAAGGGGTGGCTATAGATGCCGACATACTTGGATTCCAACAGACCCCGCATGGGGTGAAGAAACAGTAGACCAAGTGCCAGAAGAACCAGAGATAGAAGAAACACCGCTTCCACCAATAAAAAAAGGCAGAAGGTCAACATTAAAAAATCCAGTAAGAGAAGAAGAAGTAAATGTTGTTTCTCAAGCCGTTGTTCTGGCAGACCTAAGAAAACAGATTTTAAAAAATGAAAAAGATAAAAGATACCCAACAGATGAAGACGGATTTCCATTATCAAGATTTAGAAAATCAAACATAGGAACTGTAACAGGCATAGATAAGCTTGATAAGGAGATAGCAAGTCAATTAGGTGCTATCATGAAAGAATTAGATGAATTGGCTGAATTATATAACGTTCCAAAAATTAGGTCTATTAAGGTAGACGGAAGGAGAAAAGCTTTAATGTCTATGGGTGATGGTAATTTGAGGATAAACCAAAAATATTTCAATAGAAAAAATCCAGACGAAGACTATAGGAAGGTTTTTCTTTCAACTGGTTCTTATCAAATAAATAATCGTTTATCCAAATCATTTAAATTAGGTGATGATGTTTCAAAAGAAAAAAAGACAAATTCTAATACATGGGTTAGACCACATAATGCTTTTAGTTATTTTGATAATGAAATTGATAGATTTCGAAACATTCTTTATCACGAATTTGGGCATCAAGTGCATCAGATGAAAAATATGACAATCAAGCCGAAAGGGTCTGGCGAATTCGGTTTTATTGCTAGGATACCAATAGAAGAAGCATTAGGAAAACTATTACAAGGCAAAGGGAAAAAAAATATAAGTGGCGGTGCAACACGCTATTCGGCATCAAACACAAAAGAATGGTTTGCAGAAAACTTTAGTTTGTATCACATGGGTCGAGAAGAACTAGTAGACCCTAAATTTATTGAATTTTTAGAAAATGAGGTGTTGAAATGAATGAATTACTAGCAGAAGCGGGGGATATTTTTGAAAAAAAAGTATTGAGTGTCAAAGATTATAAAAGATTTAGAGAGATAGGAAGACAAATAGGCAATGATGATTTGCTTATTTATGCTAGTTATGATGAAGGTATGCACCTTAGATTAACAGAGATAGCCAGTAAAGAAGGTAATTATGATTGGCTAGAACCAGAAGACGATGATTAGTAGCATTTAATTTAAAACTTTGTTATAAAGATATTATCCAAATAAAGGAGATTTAAATGGCTGAAGAAAACCAAGTAGAACAGACTGCTGAAACAAAAGAAGAAGAAACACCACAAGTAGAGGAAACATCTAGTGAGGTAATGTTCACAGAAGATGAAATGAATGAAATTGTTAGAAAGCGATTAGGCAAAGAAAGAGGTATTTGGTATAAAAAGCTTGGTGTTGAGGACTTTGATACGATTAAACAAGCTGTAAAGTCACAGAAGGACGCAGAAGAAAAGCAACGTATCCAAAAGGGAGAGTTTGAAGAAATACTAAAAACCAGAACCCAAGAATTCAATAAAGAGAAAGAAAACCTAGAGAGTCAGCTAAGAGATATCAAGATAAACAAGTCGTTATTATCTTCAGCATCTAGGAATAAAGCCATTAATCCAGATCAAGTAGTTGAGTTATTAAAAACAAATATTCAACTTAATGAAAGTGGTAACGTGGAAATCCTTGATAAAAACGGAATAGCACGTTATAGTAAATCGGGTGAACTTTTGACCACAGACGAATTAGTGCAAGAGTTTCTTACACAGAACCCTCACTTTGTCAGTGCAACCCCTAGCGGTTCTGGCACAGTGTCAAATGTGGATAGGCAAGAACTCAATAAGCCTTTAAATCTGAGTGAATTAAACATGAACAATCCAGAGGACAGAAAGAAGTATGCTGAATATCGAAAGCAACGAAATTCTAAACCCTATGTGATTAACTCAAACCCTTAATTTGTTTTATTTAAAGGAGTAAAAAATGGCAAATGAAACAACCAGTAGCACCATTTCGGAACTCTATACCGAAATCGTAGCCGAAGCATTGTTCGTAGCAAGCGAACAGTCAATAATGCGAAACCTAGTCAGAAACTACACTATTGCAGGTGGCGGTAAGTCTGTTGAAGTACCAATCTACGCAACAGTATCAGCGTCAGCCGTTAGTGAAGCATCTGACCTATCAAATACAGCCGTAAACCCATCTTCTGTGACTATTACAGCTAGTGAAGTCGGTGTAATGACCACACTAACCGATCTTGCTAGAAATTCAGCATCACGAAATGTTGCAGGGGATATCGGAAGATTATTTGGTGAAGCGATTGCAAGAAAAGTGGATGCAGACCTGTCAGCATTATTCACAGGCTTTTCTACAGAGAAAGCAGGTGGAGCAGGTCAAGAACTCACAGTGCAAGATATCTTTGAAGCAAGTGCTGAACTAAGAACAGCAAACGCACCTGCACCATATTACGGAGTCTTCCACCCAAAGCAGATATTCAACGTCAAGAAGTCTTTAACAAATACCTTTGTGGGTAGAGATACCGAACTATCAAACGAAGCCATGAGAACCGGTTTTGTAGGAACTATTGCAGGGGTTCAAATCTTTGAATCTTCAAATATTTCTGTAGATGGTTCTGATGACTCTATCGGTGGTGTATTCTCTCAAGACGCTCTTGCACTTGCTATGATGCAAGACCTAAAGCTTGAAACTCAAAGAGATGCTTCATTAAGAGCAGATGAAATTGTTGCAACTGCCGTTTATGTCT